GATAAATGCTGTTGCAGCGGTTAATAGTGCAGGGATCATAAGCACACCAAACCATCCCACATAGAGACGGTTGTTTGTGCTTGTAGTCCAGTCACAGAAACGCTGCCAGTTGTCAAATGGTTTTGTTAGTGTGGCTGTAGTCATTTATAAAGTGTTTAAAAAATTCCTGGAATAATTTGTCCAGTAGTGACGTATGCTCCAAGAGCAGCGACGAAACCAAGCATGGCTAACTGACCGTTAGTTCTTTCTGCTTGTTCCATCAAGAAGTTTTCTTCGTTTTCGTTCATGATTTCTATAGGTGGTTCTGTAGCGAAAATGTTTTGTTTACCGTATTCGGTTATAACTGTCATTGAAATTCAAGATAGGTGAATGGCGATGATGAACTGTCAGGTCGCCATGACTATCTATTTTTTAGGAGAGTAAGTTTTTACATATGAATCGTAACTTTCTTTTCTACCTTTCCATGCTTCATGGAATGATTTAAACATGTTAGCGTAATCTTTTACACCTTTTTTTAGTTTTTTTACTACCATAGTTAGAAATTAATGTTGGATCGTTCTAGTTTATTAAGTATTGCTTCTCTATATGCAGGGTCATCATTGTACCTTGGATCTTCCATAGCTTTAACCATTTCCTGTTGGCTATTGAATACATCAGATGTTTGTTTAGGTGCTTTACCTGTAACTAACTGACCATCCCTACCAACTTTATCTTGGTAACGTAAAGCCATAGCTTGTACAGCAAAGTAAGCAGCTAAGGTATCACCCTTATCCATCACTGCATCATACAATTTAACTTCTTGTTCAGGCACATTTTGATTAGCCCACGACATCATATTATTATAATTCTCTTCGCCTCCTACAAGACCATGTATTTGTTGTACATCTTTATCTGTAAACTCTCTAGACTGTGGAGCTTGTTGAGCTTGCGACCTTTGTTGCATTGCCATCTTAGCAACATCAACAGGGTTCATTTTAGATAGCTTCTCAAAGGTTTCCTTAGATAACTTATTGTTAGTGCCTTCTTCCCATAGTTGATCAAGGAAGTTTGGCTCTGTATCGTTTGGAGCTTTCTCTTCAGTTTCAGTTTTTGATTCTGGTTCCTCTGAAACTGGCTCAGATTTTTCGCCCAATTTTTTTTCGAGTTCTACATAAGCTTGCTCTAAATCTCTAGCATCTTTATACTTACCAGCAAGTAAGTTATCTTGCTGGTTTTCCATATCTTCTCCAATTAATAGAGAGTCTTTTTCTTCTATCGATAAGTCATTAACTGATTCTGCATTTTCAGTATTAGTTTCTGACTCCATTGATAATGTTTGTTCTTCCGTCATGCTTGATCAGGTGGTGTTGTAATTTCTCCTTGAGTAGGAGCTAGTTGCTGTGCTAATGCAGGGTTCTTAGAAGGGTCCATCATTGGTGTCTTCATCATTGCAGCTTGTTGTTCTCCTTGTTGTTGCTGCATAGCCATTTGTTGTGCTTGCTGTTCTTGAGCTTGAAGTTCTTGCATTGAAGTGACAAGGTTTAATACATCAATACCTGATGCAGCAGCTAATCGTTTTATAACTTCTTCTGGTTTAATGAACTTTTGTACAGCTTCTGGTCCCATTGTTTGAGAAACAATAGTTAAGAACTGACCTAAGCTTTCCCGATCCTGTCCACGTCCGAGTGCGTTAACACCAGCAACAATAGTTGGTTTAACTACATCCTTTGGTAGTCTTGGTATCTTCCCAGATTTTTGGAATTGATTAAGTATTCTATTGAGATATGGTAGTAAGAACTCTGTAGTAAGCAGACTGAATAGCCCACCTAACTGTTGTTCTAACTCCATCTGTGTGAGGCGTACCTCTTCAGCTGTTGTGCGTTCACTTTGTCTGACTTGCATAACTAAGAACGCTTCATTAAGACGACGTTCTAGTTGTTGCATCATTTCAAATGCTGTTCTGAAATCTGCCGTTTTCCCCACTTGCACCACCCCAATATCGTCGGGTCGTCCTTGCACGATTGCACCGTTACCTGCGTTTGCAAGGGTACTGGGTTTGGTTGTACTTGAAGGTGAAACTGTAAACACAACTTTTGCTGCAGCTGCTGATCCTTCCACTAAGGCTTGGGACAGTGCATCTAATGATTTTAAGTCGCCCATAAATTGTCCGACTCTACCTCTTCCATAATCCTCTCCATCCACTGTGTTGAATCTCAATGGAATCCAAGGACTTACGTCAACAGGTGCTTTCCCGTAGGACTTTTCTAATATTTTTCCATGTACTTCCTGATGCCAGACGTATCTGTTGTTGTCTCGTGTGATGTGGGTGTAGATA